ACTCGAACCTGTGACCCCATGCACGTCAAGCATGTGCTCTACCAGCTGAGCTAACCGCGCGAATCGAACAGTGATATACTACTATATCCGCATTCTTTTGTCAACACTTTTTTCAAAAAGTGCGGATTTTGAAAATGCTATCAATAAGAGTAACAAAGGGAAATCCCTTGTTACTCTTATTTTTTTGTCGCAATCGGAGGTGAAAAAGCCATGAGTGAAAAATACATTAGCCCCGCCGAACGGGAGTATATCGCCAAGGCGTGGCGCAATTACGCGAGTGTGGCGGAGATCGCCACGCACCTGGGAAAATCCAGAAAAACGATCTACGCAGAATTACGGAGAGGCCAGGACGGCGAAAAGCTGGACCGGAACCAGCGCCCCGCCTATGACCCGGAACTGGCGCAGCGCCGTTTCCAGGCTAACCTCCGACGCAGAGGCAAGCCCCAGCAGGCGGGCACCTGATACGGAAGAATTGAAAAGGAGATACAACGCGATGGGCAAAAGGAAAGAAATCAAGTTCTTGTGCAAGGACGGGCAGACGCGAGAGGGGCGCCAGGACGGCGTAATGTTCTGGATCCGCAAAGATCAGAAGCGAGAGCAGGACGGCCTCCCGGCTTTCTATGTGGCGGCCAATGACATCAAGGGCAAGGGCCGAACGATTTACACAGCTGGGCATGAGTATTTCACCCTGGAGGGCGCAAAAGAACTTTGCCAGCAGATCATGGCCGGAGAGGCCAGCCTGGCGGAACGAAAAGCCAGATACGCGGCGGAGGACATGGAAAAAGAACGGCGGGCGGTTGCGGCTGCCACCGAGCAAGCCAAGGCTTTTCGGGACAAGCTGGAGGCCGCCGGGATCTCCTATCACGAATTGCTGGCGCTGGAGCAGGCACATGAGGACCTGGGCAACATGGCCCACAATATCCTGCTGGGCTGGGAGAATGGGGAGGGCTTTCCACATGAATGAAAACACCATGCTGGTGCCACAGATGGGCATAAACATGGAGCAGGCCGCGGCAAACTGCGAGGAACTGGCCAAGGCGATCCGCGAGATTACGGCGGGCGTTCTGACCACGGTAAACAGTTTCTGCAGATGGATCCAGCGGGTGGCGGCGGAGGTGGCAGCACAGCAGGAAATGGAAATGGCGCTGCGCTGGGCGTCGGTTGACAACCGCCCGCTTTATAACCGCTACCGCCACACCAAAAAGAAGCGGATCCGCAAGAAGTACGCCAAGCGGATCCTGGAGTGGTACAGAACGGAGGTGGCCCCGTGTTGAGGCTGAAAGCCAACAAAACCAGCCTTTACAATCTGGTGGCGACATACAAGCCCCTGCCGGGTATGCGCCGCGTGGATTTCCAGAAAGCGAATGGCCGCCCGGACTACTGGCTGGAATGGACGACGGACGACGGCCACACGAAAGCGTTTCTTTCCTCCTCCCTGGGGCACCCGATCCTGACGATCACGACACACGACGCGGCGGGCGGGCAGCTGTACCATGAGGCGCACCGCCTTTCCGTTGAGGGACTGCGGGAGCGCGGCATGGTGGAGGAAGTCACCACCGCCATGGAGAGGAGGCGGCAGGCACATGGCAGAGCGTAACGACATGACCGCGGCCCTGGTGACGGCCTACACCTCCCCGCAGCTGGCCGCAATCAACGAATACCTGGAGGCGGAAAAGGCCGTCAGGGCTGCGGCTGAAATATTAGGGCTTGACGCGGATCTGATGATTGCGGAGGCGGAGGGGCTGGCACGGGCTACGACATTTTCAAACGTGGAGGCCCTTTATTTCGTGGCAGATCAAGCCGCCAGCGGAAAGCGGGAGGTGAACGGCCATGCCTGACCATATCCCCCTCCCCGCAAAACAGTACAGCGTGATCTATGCGGATCCGCCGTGGGCATATTCCCAGGGAGGGAATACGAAAAGTTCCCACGGGATTGCAAAACAGCATTACCCAACCATGACCACCGCGGAAATATGCGCCCTGCCGGTCCGCGAAATCGTCCGAGAGGGGGCGGCCTGCTTTATGTGGGCAACGTTCCCCAATATCACGGAGGCCATAAAGGTCATGGAGGCGTGGGGCTTTACATACAAAACCGCGGCTTTCGTGTGGGTAAAAAAGAACCGCAAGCAGGGCGGCAATTTCATGGGGCTGGGTGCCTACACCCGCGCAAACGCGGAGGTTTGCCTGCTGGGCGTCACACCGGGCTTTAAGGCAAAGACGCAGATCCGCGCCCACAATGTCCACCAGATCATAGAAGCCCCGTTCGAGGGGCACAGCAAGAAACCAGACGAAACCCGCCGGCGGATCGTGGAACTGCTGGGCGACGTGCCCAGGCTGGAAATGTTCGCCCGCCAGAGGGCTGACGGCTGGGACGCCTGGGGCAACGAAGCCCCGGAAGCATAGGAGGAACGGCAAATGTCTGATTTTTTAGAAAGAAACGGCCTGCAAACCGTGGCCCAACATTTCAAGGATCTGCTTCTGGCCAGCGTCCACCGCGCCGGTGCGGAGGAACTGCTGGAGCGGCTGGAGAATGAAACGGACTTTTTCGAGGCCCCGGCGGGAGCCAAGCACCACGGCGCTTTCCCCGGTGGCCTGGTTATTCACAGCCTGAACGTTTACCGTCGTCTGCGGGAAATCACGATCCGCGACCAGACGCCCAGGGACGCGCTGGGGCCTGCCCCCATCTCCGAGCAGGAGGAGGAAACCGTGGCGATCCTGGGGCTGCTGCATGACGTGTGCAAGGCAGGCGTGTACCACATTGAAAGAAAACGCCGCAGGAACCCGGAAACGGGTGTGTGGGAGGACTACCTGGGTTATACGTTCCGGGATCCCCTCCCCCTGGGGCACGGAGAAAAGAGCCTGTACCAGATCGCCCGGTTTATCCGGCTGGAGGATCACGAAGCCCTGGCAATCCGCTGGCACATGGGAGCCTATGACACGGCGGCCCGTACAGACCTGCGGGACCTGTCCGCGGCCATGGACGCAACGCCATGGGTGTGGCGGCTGCATGAGGCTGATATGTGCGCCGCCCATATTGACGAAAGGGGCACGGACGAATGACAAAGCTGTTATGTTTGCCCTGCGCCATCGATCTGGAGGCCAGGGGTAAGACTGTAAAACCCGTCGCGCAGAGGTGTGAGAAAATCACCTGTTCGGAGTGCGGACGCCGCCGGTTCGGTATCACCTATGAGGTGACCGGGCGGGCCACCAGAAAAAAGGAGGTAACGAAGAAATGAGCCAGAAAGGCGAAAAATACGCCCGCCGCATGGAGCGGCGCGTGGACAAGCTGGAGCAGGACGTGGCGGCCATCACCACCGAGCAGACCACCCAGGGGGTGCGGATCTCTGCCGTGGAGGACGATCTGGCCGTTTACCGGGCGGCGGTGTCCGCCCGTGAGTTGAAACAGGCCGCGGCGGAGATCAAGGCGGCCAAGGAGCGCAGAACCGCCCGCGCGGCGGAGCGGGAGCGCAAAGCCCGCCGGCGCAATAAGGTTCTGGCCTTTATCGCCCTGGCGCTGTTCGTTACCGTCTGCGTGGTCATGGTGGCCAAGGCGTACAGCGAGGAACCGGCGGCGGAACCTGCCGCGCCGGAAGCGTCGGCGGCCCCGGCGGCAATCCTGCCCACGGAATTGCTGTTCACTGCGGCGGCGGAGGAGGAATACATGGAGGATCCGCAGGAAACGGAAAAGATCGAGGAGGCGCTACTGGCGCAGGGCTATTTCTCCCTGGCGGTTCCAATGCCCTACGAATGGCAGGACTACATGAGGACGTACTGCGAGGAATACGGCTGCCCCTACCCTCTGGCCCTGGCGGTGGCACAGACGGAAAGCAATTTCGACATGGACGCCGTGGGCGCCTCTGGTGAGGTGGGGATCATGCAGCTAAACCCCGGCCCCGGCAGTTCCTATCACGCAGAAATCCAGGCGGCCACGGGGCTGGATCCCACCACCGCCTCCGGGAATATCGCGGGCGGCTGCTACAAGCTGGGTCTGTATCTGGCCAAGTATGGCAGCGTCGAAAAGGCCGCCATGGCCTACAACATGGGCGAGGGCGGAGCGAAAAACGCATGGGCCGGCGGGATTACCTCCACCAACTACTCCAAGGCAGTCAAGGAGGCCATGGAAACATGGGAATGTACGGTGAACGCCTGGGGCGGGGTCTAACCCGCGAAGCGGATCGGGCATACCACGCCGCCGCAAAGGAGCGATCACGGCGGGAACGCTGGCGGGCTGGTGGCTGCGCCAGAGTGGTAAGCCAGAAATATGGAACCGTCGTGGTGCCGCATGGTTCCAACTTTGCCGCCCTGCTGAACGCGGCGGAGGTTTGGGACTGTGACTGGACAGAAATACGGGACGCAGAGGTGTGGAGAGCTGGCGCGGAGGACAAGCCGGTGCCCATGCCGCACATTATATAAAGGAGGGTTTCAAAAAAATGCTTATCAGCGAAAAGGGGCTGGTGAGAGCCATAAAGCGGGCCTATAAAAACAGCGGCTATGTCGTAATGAACACAGGCGACGCCGTGGCCATCTACACAGAAAACTGGTTTGTTCTGGCCAACCGCGCCCTGCTGCCGCGCAAGGTGCTGGCCACCATCGTGGAACACATGGGCGTGATCCCGGAAAGAGGTATGCCCACGTCGATTATATACGACATATAATACGGCAGCATAAGCTCAAGCACTACCTCGCCAACCATAAGTATAGGGCAGATTATCGACTGCCAAGTGTACTGCTTTGCGTATTTCATAAGCTTACACATTGTCGTCGCCTCCTTTTTCGTGTGATTTCATCATCATTTCAAAAATTGCTTTTTCGCTCGGAGCGTCCTCCGAAATATTGTCAATAAGACGATTCAAAAAGCTGTTGAGAAGTGAAAGCTCCTCTTTTGTGAAGCCTTTGAACATCCTTTTGTCAAGCTTGTCAAACTGACTGTGTATATATTCCGTACGTTGCTTGCCATTTTCGGTAAGAGCTATCCGGTTGCAGCGCAGGTCGTTTTCGTCTGAAATTTTTGTGATAAGTCCGCTCTTTTGCATTCGTTTTACGGATACCGCCACCGATGCCGGCGAAACATTTATGCCGTCGGAAAGCTCTTTTTGCGAGCATTCGCCGTGCTCACTTAGATAATCGAGCACCGGCGGCTGGCCGAAATACACGCCGCTGTCGCGAAGCATTTTATGCATGGCATAGCGTTTATAGCAGTCAAGCCTGTTCATCTTAAAGACCAATTCTTTAAGTTCCGAAGCCAAAGCCTTTTCCTCCTTTTTAAATATAAGATAACCGATTTATAGTTAGTCGGTTAATTGTTAATCGGTTTACTTATTGTAATACCGATTTTTTTTATTGTCAATAACATTTCAAAAAAATCTCGAATCATTAAAGTCCGCCTGCATCAACGCTTCCGAGCCGTTAATAGACATATATCGGAAATGTGTCGCAGCGTTTTCGGAGCATTGCTCCCTTTTTGCCGTTATGTATGAAAAAACTTATACAAAATCACAAGGGAGGAATTATTACGGACAGAAAAAGTCTTAAAAAACGCGAAAAAGATTTTTGCCGCGAATACGTTTACTGCGGTAATCCGAAAGATGCGGCGCTGAGAGCCGGATACACCGTCTTCCCGGAAATGTGCGGTATTCGACTCCTAACGGAGAAACGTATCAAAGATGAGATAGCCGAGCTTGAAGGCAAGCTTGCCGCTACAAGAGCCGAGGCGCTTTGCGGTTACCGCCGTATTGCGTTCGGTAACATTTCGGACGCTGTAAAGCTCATACTCGAAAGTGACGGTGACAGGCTTGACGCCGAAAAGCTTGACCTTTTCAATGTGGCGGAAATCAAAAAGCCGCGCGGCGGAGGAATGGAAATCAAGTTTTTTGACCGTTTGAAGGCACTTGAAAAAATCGAGCAGCTGTCATTATCAGAAAGCGACAAATATTCCGTTTCACTTTATAAGGCTATCGAAAATTCGGCAAAGGCTTCCGCCGGAGGGAACGACGATGACTGTTGACGCCTTTAAAAGCTTCTCGAAAAAGCAGCTTATACTGCTGAATTGGTGGACGGACTCTTCGCCGTATAAAAACCGAGATGCGATAATCTGCGACGGCTCTGTCAGAAGCGGTAAGACGGTGTGTATGTTTCTCTCATTTATATTTTGGGCATTTTATATGTTTTCAGACAGCAGCTTTGCCGTTTGCGGAAAAACCATCACCTCTCTGCGACGTAACATAATAACGCCGATGCTCCCGATGCTGCGCTCTCTCGGCTTCACATACGAGGAGCTTGTTTCAAAAAATATGATAATCATAAAAAAAGACGGGCGAGAAAACCGTTTTTACATTTTCGGAGGTAAGGATGAAGGCTCAGCGGCGCTGATACAGGGTATGACTCTTTCGGGCGTCATGCTCGATGAGACGGCTCTTATGCCGCGCTCCTTTTGCGAGCAGGCAATAGCTCGCTGCTCCGTCGATAATTCGCGTCTTTGGTTCAACTGCAACCCCGAAAATCCGGCGCACTGGTTCTACACGGAATGGATAAAAAAGGCGGTAGATAAAAATTGTCTATACCTGCATTTCACAATGGACGACAATCCCTCGCTGTCGGAGGAGATTAAACAGCGTTATAAAAATCTTTACAGCGGTTCATTTTACGAGCGATTTATTGAAGGTAAATGGGTCAGCTGTGACGGCGCGGTTTACCCTTTTTTCGACAGCTCATATATATACGACGTGCCTGTGGGAATCACGAAATATTTTGTTTCCTGCGACTACGGCACGGTAAATCCGACATCCATGGGGCTTTGGGGCGAAAAAGACGGCACCTTTTTCAGAGTGGATGAATTCTACCACGATTCAAAGCAAAAAGGCTTTCAGATGACCGATGAGGAGTACTATTGTTCGCTTACAGCTCTTATCGGCGACAGAAAAGTGGAATACGCGGTAGTTGACCCCTCGGCCGCAAGCTTCATTGAATGTATAAAAAGGCACGGCAAAATACGCGTGGTGCGTGCCGACAACGACGTTGTAAAGGGCATACGCAAAACGTCGGACGCGCTGAAATCCGGCAGGATAAAAATCTGCAAGCCGTGCCGCGACGCCATACGTGAGTTTTCATTATACCG